TCACGTTCGAGCCGTGAGCGGGGGCTAAATTTAAAATCAAAGAGTAATGAGAACAATCAAATTTAGAGCAAAATTACACCCTGCAATGGGTAGTGAGTGGGTATATGGAGATTATGTAACAGGTATATATGTAGACCCTGAATACAACAGCCCTTCTATATCACATTTTATAAGTACAAAAAAAGGAGATGACCCCAACAATCCTGAATTCCTATTTCAGAATAATTATAATGTAAGAGTGTTAGATATTCAAGAGGAAACATTAGGACAATTTACAGGACTGTATGATATAGATGGCAAAGAAATCTATGAAGGTGATATCGTTGAAAAAGCAGTAAATAATATAATTAGTAGTCATAGATTTAAGATTGTATACTCTGAATGTTTTGCTGGATTTTGTAGACTTTATATAAAGAAAAAGGGTACAAGAGATGGTTTAATAAGTCTTTCTGAAATGGATATAGATAGAGAAGAAATAAAAGTAATCGGAAACATTCACGACAACCCCGAATTACTAAAACAATAATTAACAACCTGATTTGAAGGAGATTGAGTGCGCATAAATCTTTATCAAATCTCTAATTTCAAATCAAAAATGAATGAATATCAGAAATTTTTGCAACAAAAGCAAAAGGCAAAGGAGCATAAGGGATTTACCCCACTACCGATGAACCCTAAACTATTTCCCTTTCAGCAGTATATCGTTGCCCAAAACATTATGAAAGGCAAACACGCTGTATTTGCTGATTGCGGTCTGGGTAAGACAGTAATGGAACTTGAAACAGCGAGCCAAATCGTAAGGCACACTAATAAGCCCGTGTTAATCATTGCCCCTTTGGTAGTGGTAGCACAAACCAAAAGGGAAGCAGAAAAGTTTGGTTTTGACCTTGATAAGGTAACGATCACCAATTTTGAGAATTTACACAACATCAACCCACAAGAGTATGCAGGGCTGATCGTCGATGAAAGTTCGATAATGAAAAACTTTGAAGGGCAAATCAAAAAGCAACTATTTGAGTATTTCCACAATACTCCTTATAAGTTTGCGTTTACCGCAACACCTTCGCCTAACGATCCTATGGAGCTGGCAAACCATTCAGAGTTTTTGGGTTATCAAAGTAGATTAGGAATGCTTGCTACTTACTTCATCAACGATCAAGATCACACGAGCAAATGGCGACTAAAAGGACACGCAGTAGAGAAGTTCTACCAGTTCGTATCGAGTTGGGCGATAATGCTTACCAACCCTGCTGATATAGGTTACCCAATGCAAGGGTATGATTTATCAGATGTGATTTACAAGGAACACCAAATTATTACACAAAATGATTTCAGCAATGGTTTGTTATTCCCCGATATGGCAGTGTCGGCTACTGATTTTAACAAAGAGTTGAGGCGCACCAAAGAACAACGTATCGCTAAGGCTATTGAGATTGCTAATGCCGATGATGATCCTCATATCGTATGGGTGAAACATAATGACGAAAGTAAGGAAGTAACAGCTGGTATTCGTGGAGCAGTAGAAGTATCAGGAAGTGATACCCCAGAGGATAAAGCGCAAAAGCTGTTAGATTTTGTAGACGGTAAATACAGAGTATTAGTAACAAAACCGCAGATAGCAAAATACGGGCTAAACTTTCAGCACTGCCTGCATCAAACTTTTATGAGCCCTGACTTCTCATTTGAAGGCTTTTACCAAGCAGTAAGACGATCACATCGTTTTGGAAAAAAAGGTGATGTAACAGTGAATATCATCACTACCGACACAATGCAGAACGTTATGAGCACGATAAGAGAGAAGGAGACACAATTCAAACAAATGCAAAAATTAATGATTAAAAACCAAGAAGTATGCAAACACCTACATTCAGAGCCATACACGGCGATTGCGTAGAGGAGGTAGCAAAACTCCCTACTGATAGTATAGATTTCTCAATATTCAGTCCCCCATTTGCCGAGTTGTACGTTTATTCAGATGATATTCGTGATATGGGTAACTGCCAAGATTACGAAGAGTTCTTTGTACATTTTCAATTCCTTGTAAAAGAATTAGCAAGGGTAGTAAAGAGCGGGCGATTGGTAGCCGTACATTGTATGGACTTACCGGCAATGAAAAGCAAAGATGGGTATATAGGTCTTAAAGACTTTTCAGGAATGATCATTCAATCATTCCAAAAAGAGGGGTTTATTTACCACGATAGAATAACAATTTGGAAAAGCCCAGTGGTAGAGATGACCCGCACCAAGTCTATCGGGTTGCTTCATAAAACGATCAAAAAAGACAGTAGTATGTCTCGCACGGGTATTCCTGATTATATCTTAGTATTTCGCAATGCAGGTGATAATCTTGTACCGATCACACACCAAGATACTGATGAGAAACAAGAGAATTACCTCCCCGTAACTTTATGGCAAAAGTATGCCGAGCCAGTATGGTATGACATCAATTACTCCGATACCTTGCAATACACCAGTGCTCGTGATGAGAAGGACGAAAAGCATATTTGTCCGTTACAATTGGAGACGATTAGACGTTGTTTGCACTTATGGAGTAATGAGGGTGAAACAGTATTAAGTCCATTTGGTGGCATAGGCAGTGAAGGACACGAGAGTTTGAGACTAAAACGCAACTTTATAGGGATAGAATTAAAACCCTCATATTACAACCAAATGCAAAGAAACTTGAAACGAATGATTGATGATCTTAATCAAACAACGTTATTCTAATAACTCATTCATTTTTCACCCCCTTGCTTGTCGAGGGTGAGGGGGTGTTTTTTAAACTAATAAATATGCAACTATGAAAGATACATTTATTCTAAAGACTAAATACGGAAGTGTGGTCAATAAATTGTCCGACAAGCAGGCAGGCGTTCTTTTCAAAATGTTATTCGAATATGTGGAGAACGGGGCAAATGCAGGCTCAACAGACGATAAAGTTGAAATGGCTTTTGAATTTATCAAATTAGATTTAGATGCGTTTTCTGAAAGTTATCAAAAGAAATTAGCGGTTAATAAAGAGAATGGGAAGAAGGGAGGTAATCCGAATTTTGCGAAAGGAAAATCTAATCCTTATTACGAGAAAAAAGATAACCCAAAGATAACCGAAGATAACCCAACATTACCCAACATAACCGAAGATAACCCTAATGATAATGATAATGATAATGTTTATAATAATATAAACAAACAAACAAACACGCACACGCACGAGGAAAAACCGAAAGAGGCAAAATCGACTTTAAAAGCCTATGACGATTTTAAAGGAGATACCATAGCGCTGGCAGCGTGGCTCGCTAAACGTTGGAATGACGCTAAGCGACATTATAATGTTGGCGCAATAGGCAATGTGGTGATATTAGGGAATGCTAAGATGAATCTCATCGAAGTTGCTAAGAACTACACGCAAGGAGAAATCGATTTAGCAATAAAAGGCGTGTTCATTCAGAAGCAGATTTACCCGCAATTCACACTATCTCCTGATAAAATGTTAGAGCCTGACCATTTTAGCACGTTTTATAATGCCGGACTAACAGATACCCAACTCTATACAGAAACCCCACAGAAGGGGCAGAAGGGTGGCAAATCGGGGGTGGTGCGTAATATTGGAGATTTGTGATTTAACTAACAACTAAAAGAAAAAAAAGCAATGGCTAAAAATTTATTAGATGTAGATGTGGCAATGCGAAGATTGTCATATTTAGTAAAGCGAAAGGGAAATATTGACGATAAAGAGGCGTATAACTCAGTTGTGAAGTTCTTGAGAACCACTCAGGAATATCAAACTGATAAATACCCCCTTTTGTCAAGGCTATTTTGTTATATATTTCTTGCGCGCTTCAGATTTGCACAACAAGAAGGTGAGAATATAACAGCGAATACTATCTTGGGACATATATACGAAGTTATACAGAAGCCTCTTGAATGGTGGATTGATGATATTGCTTTCGAGAGTAAAATGCTTCGTTATGAGGTGGCGTATAAGGATTATGAACGGGGACTTCGTGAAGCAAAAAGGATAGCCGAAGCAAACAAAACACCCGCAGAGGAAAGCACAAGTTTGAAAGATGAATACCGTCCAGATGATATTACGAGAGTTATCAAGGAGAGGGGAAAAATTATTGACGAGAAAATGAAAGACGCAATAACAGCACTTACTAAGGAATATAAACAAGAGGATATAGAATATTTCATCAAATCAGAAATAACTAAACTGTCACTACTATGCCATTGAAATTAGAAGAAGTAAGAGAAGATATAGAGATTTCTCCCTTTGACGATTTGTGGTTTGCACGAGAATATGAAAGGGCATACATTCCTCTTGACAAACCCTTACCTCCGCCAGAAACTCTCATCAGCATTGGAGAACACCAATTTAAGGGGAATTGTTATCCTACAACTGTAATGACAGCGGGGAGTTTTAGCGTGATAGCTGCGCCTTCGAAAAGCAAAAAAACGCTTTTCAAAACGCAACTTTGTGCAACCTATATTGGAGGTAATGCTTCTTATAGATTCCCAAACATACACTCACATCGTAGAGAAGATTATTATATCTTAGACTTTGACACCGAGCAATCTGAATACTATGCTCAGCGTACGTTTAAATCTGTTGCTGATATAGTAGGCACAATATATCCTCAGTATTTAACGTTCAAAATATGTCACCTATCTGCCGAAGAGCGTGTAGCGTTCATAGAGAAAGTATTGGAGCGATTTAAGGGGAAAGTCAAATTAGTGTTTATTGATGGTATAGCCGACTTGATGAACGATGTAAATAATCTTGAATGGAGTAACCAAATAGTGCATAAACTTATTAAATGGGCGGACGATTATAAGATACATATATGCACAATTATTCACGTAGCATATGGCGTTACCAAAGCCACTGGTCACTTAGGTAGTGCGGTAACTAAGAAGGCAGAGACTGTTTTCTTATTAAAAGTTGATGATAATGATAAAAACATCGTGGAAGTTCTCCCACAATATACACGTGGATACCCTTTTGATTCGTTTAAGTTTATGGTTGATAGTAATGATTTTACAATTTACTTTTATGATGAATTTACAGGGCAAATGGCTAAGCCTATGGGGAATATACCAAGAGAACCAATACAAGAGCGAAGTAATAATGCCATACCTGCAGCGTCGCCAAGTGAGGCATTTGGCAATGAACCTGATAACGGGGTGCTTTTTTAAAGATTTGAAACAATGAAAATCATAGACCTATTCAGCGGTATTGGTGGTTTTTCGCTCGGATTTCAGCGGGCTGGCTACCACTTTACAGAGCATTATTTCAGCGAAATAGATAAACACGCAATCGCAAACTATAAAAACAATTTTCCAAATGCAAAACACAT